ATATACAGATATTTCCCCTGAAGGACTGATGGGGGTTATCCCCCTAAATACATATTATTTATTAAGCTTACCTTCTGAAGATGATTTCTTATTATGGCAAGATACACATAACGATTGAAAGTTACAAGTGTTCCACTTATCGCCCCCTTGTCTTATTGGTATAATATGGTCACATATTTTTGCAGATTCTATAATACCTTTTTGTTCACAATGTACACACAATGGATTTGCTTTAATATATTCCCCCCTAACTCTACGCCACCTTCTGTTGTTATAAAAAGTTGCATCAGTCCACGCCCCTTGTTTTGTTTCAACAATCCATTTCTTGTTCTTTGATTTAGGAAAAGTCGGCATCTTCTTTTTGTTTAAGTAAGTTATAGTATTCTTTATCTAGTTTTTCAATGATTGACATATTGTTAAAGTAATCTAACAACATGGTTCTTTCTGTAGATTCCCATATATTATGACAACCCTTGCGTGTTCCAAAGGTTAAACAATGATATGTAATGTTCTTTTTGTTTGTTGTTAAATCTTTTCTTCTACTTCTTGGAATTAAATGTGAATGGCTTAATGGCACATCATATCTATTACACCCACTACATTTGTGTTCTCTTTCTTCTGCAATCTCTTTATAAACTTTCTTTAGTTCTTTATGGATTGTCTTTTGTTTATTACTGATAGCTTTCATCAGGTGCGTTTTCCATTTCTACAATTAACCATTCTAACAATTGAGAATCAGAAACCTTTGCCCCTAGTATTCGTTCAAATCTTTTCTTCTGTTCTTTCCATTGCTTTAATAATTGTTTAGGTAATTTAATAACTAATGTTTCACTAAACTCTCTGTCAATAACATTTCCACATGCAATGTCTAATAATTTATCAGTATCTATTTCATATTTATTATTCGCCATTTCTTTCATTTCTTATTATGTTTGGCATTCCTTTATGTTTATCTTGATATATTTGTTTCATATAAATTCCACAATCACACAATGCTTCTTTTGTTTCTAATTTATCATCAACAAAAATAATTGTAGTTTTATTTAAATGCTTTTCTATATTACAAACACTACATTTATAAATCATCTTCCCTGCCCTTTATATATTTTTTTATATGCGTTTTGTCCTTTGGATGCGTTCTTTGAGTGAATGCCTTTTCGCTTCTTTCTTTTGTTTAGTGAAAATTTAAATCCTTTTTGTTTCATAATATTTTTAAAAAAGCAAGGGCATCTTTCGACACCCTCACACACAAAAAACCAAAAATTATGTAGGGATAAACCCAAACATATTTCTTAATAATACATATAATATTTTAATCTCACAATAGACACTTTATCTTTTCTTTCTGTATTTAATATAACCAGTTATTGTTTCATACTTTTCATAGTTACACGAATTACATAAATAATTATAATATTTTTTTAATTGTGCTTGGTCATCCTTGATTCTATTTATATAAACATTATCCAAAAAATCAGGCATGTTGTTTTTCTTTGAGCCGAATGTTTCACTATTTTTATTCCATCTGGCTAATCTTTTTTTTATGTTGAATATATCACATTTTTCAAATCTCATTTGTGAATTATCTGAATCAGAGTTAGATTCTGTCCAGTATTCAATAAAGTCATTAAGCATCTTTTTATTAAAATCTTTTTCAAAAACAAATACACTATCTATAAATTCTTTTTCTTTTTCTTTTTTATTTTTCTTTTTCTTTTTCTTTTTCTTGTCTATACACTTTGGATAGTCTATGTATACTGTATCATCAAAACGTAAATGTTCTATTAAAACTTGATTTTTAACCTCTTTTAATTCATCTTCAATACATTTAATAACCTTTGGTGATTTACTTGAATTGTATTTTAAAAAGTTTCTTAACAAAATTTCATTGGTTTCATTAGAATATATTATTTTTCCTGCATCTTCAAAAAAAGCTAATAATGTTAAAATAGTATCTTTATTATATCCAGTTTGATAAACAATTTGTCTTAATGATATTTCATAAATACCACATTGTTTAACTTTATCATTAGTTAATAAATATAAATAAAAATACTTTTGTTCAGGTGTTAAATCTAAAACAAGAGGGTCATTCCAAAAGGTTGTGTGGATATGTCTATATTTTGCCATTCTTTTTAGTTTTTTTTTCTTTTTTTAGTCTTTCCATGATTAACCACAAAGATTGACCATGTAACGTTAAATGCCTTTCAATCCTTTTTAAAATAAATAAAAGCATTACAAAGATTAATGTTATTATAATTAATATTAAATTTTCCATAATTTATAATTTAAAAAGGTAAATCGTCTTTTTCATCTTTTTGAAACTCATTTTGAATCTTCATTGCCATTTCTTCTGCTTCTTGTTCAACCTTTTCTGACATTTGAAAATTATTTAATGCTTCTTCATTAGAAATTTCTGCTTCAAATTTTTTAGCGGTTAGATTAACAAAATATTTATCATTCCATTTTCTGCCATTTATATAAAAATACATTTCACCTTCTGAACCTTCTTTAAAATTAAAATTTTTAAATTTATCACCTAAAAACTGAAACATAATTTCATTTGGATATTCTGGGTTATCATTTAAAATAACTTTCTGAATATATAATTTTCCACCTTTAGTTTCTTTAACTTCAGGTTCTAATATTTTTGTAATTTTTCCTTTAATTTTTAACATAACTTTTTTTTTAATTATTAACTAAATAAACCTATTTGATTTATTTTATTTTGATTATATATTCCGAAAGCCGAATCCAAAAAATGTTTCCCAACTTTTGGTTCAACACAATTTCTTAACAATAAACCTGCTTTATATCTTGGAATAGGCATTCCTAAATAATCAGATAATTCTTGAATTGAGGACCTAGTGATATCTATATTTTTTACTTGTAAATTATTTACTCTAAAATTACACCAAAAAGGATGCCTTCCAATTATTATAGATGGTTTTATTAAATAATCATAATAAGGAACAACATTTTCTATAACATATTTTCCCTTAAACCAACTTTTTAATAAAATTATTTGCTGATATAAAGTAACATCTATATATTTTTTCTCTGTTTGAGAAAAGCATAATTTTGAATGTGAAGGACAAGGAGGACTTGACCAAATAAAATCAAATTTTTTATAATTTTCTAATAAATAAAAATGTGCATCTGTATTAATAACTTCATCATAGGCAAATTTACTTTTATAAATAGCCGAAATATCAGGGTTTATTTCTATTGCAGTTATTTCATGCTTATTTCCCCATAAGTGTCTATTACCACCAATCCCTGCATATAAATTAAGTATTTTCATTTAATATACTTTTCGTTTGTGTTTTTCTAATAAAAATTGTAAATATCCAACTTCATTTAATAATCTTTCAACCTTTGTTTCTAACTCCATGTCATATTTTGTTTTTTGAATCTTTGAATGGTGTTCATCATGTTCAGTATCAAAGTCCATTTTAAAATGTTCTATTGTGTTTTGATATAATTTTGTGTAATGATTAATGATTTCATATTGTTGATGAACTTTTATGTATGACTTTATACTGTCTAAACAACGCCCCATAATCTCTGAAGTTTCTTCTTTAGTATATTTGTATTCATTTAGCAAAATATTGCACACAATCGCCCTAGTATCAACCACATTTAGCTTTGTTGTTGTTGAATAATATTTTCTGATACTTAATTTGTTAAAATAACAAGCGGTTTCAACTAATCTTTTTATATCGATTCTTTCCATAATGGTCCATGTATAAAATAATAAAAATCTTTTGAGTTATATTCAAAATATCCTTCCACCTTTTCTTTTTCTCCAATTAATTCTTGAATATATTTTTTTGTTTCTTTTTTTGTTCCTTTATATAAAAGAACACATTTGTTTTTTATAGCAATCGCCCAAGTTGCAGATTGTTCTGGTGGTGTGTTTCTTAAATTAATATTCTTTTCTAACATAACACCATTACCACAATTAGCACAATATCTAACTGAACCCCCTAAATATTTAGGTGTGTATTTTTCGTAAATATCAGATTTACAACAACCGCTTAACAAATTTTTTATATATTTTGGTTTCATTCAAACATCTTTTTTAAAGATAATTCATTAACTAATTCAGGGTATTTGTTAGACAATTTATCCAATTCTTCATCATGCAATTCATCTCCCTTAATATCTAAACCAAAAGAAAAATAAGCATCACAAAATTCGGGATAATCCCAAACAAAAACGCCCCCAACAATTAGAGTTTCTTCATTAATAATTTTATTTCCTAATGTGTACAATTGATTCATTTTATTGATTCGTATATTCTTAATGCCACATCCAATTTGTACTCATTTGTAAAATCTTCCCAATCATAAAAAACATCAACAACCACCATTTCACAAACATCAACCATTATTAATTTTTTATTATCATCATCTTTCGCAAATATTACATGTGTTACAATTCCAAGAGATTTATCTTCTTTTTTTATTATCCTATATATAGGAACGTTTTTTAATTGTGCATTTTCCATAATTATTTTTTTTCTATTTCGTTAACTTCGTCCTCACCATAAACACCTAATTCATAAAATCCAGTTAATTTTAAAACGCACCTGCTCATTGCCCTTTTTTCTGCCATTGCTATTGGGTATTGATTTCGTGTGTTTTGTGGTGATGATTCGCCATAAGTTTCAATTATTTTATTTTCTTTTAATATATCGCCATCAGAATCAATTTTAGAATTTATATTTCCTATTGCTTTTATTACAACATATTTATTATCATCAGAAACCTTTTCTAATGAATAGGCAATATCAATTTTTGCTACCGCTTGTATTTTATCGATTCCAGAACGTGTAATTGTTGTAAATCCTAAAGGTGATTTAAAAATATCTTCTGGTGTTAAATTATAGTTTTTGTATAATTTAACTAACATGTCTTTATTTTTCATTTAAATAATATTTAGCAAGTGTAACTGTATTTCCAAATCTATTTCTTTTTATAAAAGGCAAACTTTGAATGTTATATCCTTCTTTTCTTAGATTAAATATAATGCCACTTAATCGTGTTGCCCCATACTCTGAGATGGCTTCTAAACTTGTAATTGTTTGAAATTGTTTTAGGTGATGTAACACCGCTTCTTTTTGATTTTTAGGATTCATGTTGTAATTGGTTTTTAATGTTTAATAATTTTTGAATACTTAATTCGTTTAATTCTTTTGCGTAAAAATATAAACTTCTTGCATCTAATTTAGTTTGATTAATTATTTGCAATATTAAAAAATCTTTTTGTTTCATAATTTTTAGTTTTTGTTATTGTAAAATTCTAAATAATAATTCAATGTTCAACAATTTTGTTTTTTAACTTATTAACAAAGTTTTAAACAAAAAAAAAGGAAACTGTTAATTTCCCTCTTATAGCTAATGAACAATTTTATCCCACATTCCCCCCTTTTTAAGTATCATTGGTATTAATTTTGGTTGACCATTTATAATAATTCCACACCCTAGAATTACCCTTTGGCTATTTACTTTATTATATGCAAACGCCATTGATTTATCATCTATTAAACAACCTACCATCATTGACCAATTTAAACTTAAAGGCGAACTGGTATAATTAATTTCATAATTTGTGTGATAATGACCCTGAATAACACACATTCCCATTTCTTTAGCTAAAGCCAAACCATTTTTTTTTAATCCATGTGTCATAAATAACCATTGACCATTTGCCATTCTGTATTTATAATCAATGTGCCACTTCCAACCTTTACCAACTTCTAAAACTTCATTATAACTTTTAAGCATGTGTCTAGGAATGCCATGTGCTTTTCCTCTACGATATAACATAGAACCATGATTTGAATGAACTAAATCTATTTTAGGAAATAGTTTATGAATTTTTTTAATAACTTTTCTTGCTTTTATTAATTCTGCGTACGCATTATCTAATGAAGGGTCGGTGTCATGAAAGGACAAAGCGTGAAAATCAACCTCATCACCAATTCCAAGAATTTTTGTAGGTCGGTATTTATATTTTATAGCTTCTAAAAACTCAACCGCTTCAGGATGGTTATATGGTGCATGAAGGTCTGAAATAACTAATATTATTTCATCACCTTTATTTCTTCTATATTGTTTTAAATATTCATGCTCTACTTCATTAACTCTAGGTCTAATTCTTTTTTTTCTCATTCTTAGGTGTTTTTAATTTCTCAATGCTTCTTCCTGCGAAGTATGCAGAATAAACACAAAGCAATAAAGTTTGATAAATTGGTATATATGCAGATGATATTTTAAAATCACCAACATTTCCATCAAACACCGAAATTATAACGAACACACTTGTTAAAAAAATTAATGTTAAAGGTCTGATATTTTTAGACAAATTGTTATCACTTGCCATATCACTTGACCACCTTTTAGTTACTTCGGTTTGTGCTTTTGATTCTGCATCTAACAAAACTTGCTTGAATTTAATTTTTAATTCTTTGCGTTCTTCTTTGTTAGTAACTAAATTATCAACCAAGTTATTAACAGAATCAAGATTTCCTTTTGTAAATAAATTTTTTAAAAACATAATTATTTTAAATTTTTATTAATCCAATCACTAATTTGACTTGCAACAAACATTCCCATTGCAAAACACCCCAAACTAAATAATACTATTGCTATTGTATAAGCTGCTATTTCCATTTATATTATATCTTTACTTTCTATTAATGTATATGTAAAACTGTTTCCCCAAATTTCTCTGGCTTTATAGCATATTTCCATAAACTCTTTCCAATCATCATTTGAGGCTATTACTTGACAACCTGCCGACCATTTGTCAACTTGTGTTGATGTTTTCCCCTCTCTTGCAGTTGCTCTGTGAATATTGATTCCAAAATAACCAGTTTGTGTGTTATCGTTGTTTAAATCATAACAATCATCTTTATTTGCATCACGATAAACAGTAACCTTTGCCCCTCTTTGACATAAGGCAAAATAAGAATTTCTGTGTTTGTCAATTCTGTACGCACTTGAATATTGACCCTCTTTCAAAATGGCACATCCTTCTTTACGCATTATGTTTTCTGTCATCCAATATTTTCCTGAATCTGTGGTGCAATTAAAACAATGAAATTTCCATTCACCATCTACTTTATACGATAATGTTATTTGGTCATCAAATTTGTTTGTTATTTCATCCCCAGTGTCTGAATTCCTAACACCTACAATATTTAAATTATAATCGCCTTTGTCAAACCAATTATAACCTTTATCTTTTACCACATTTTCTATTTGTTCTTTTGTTAATTCCATTAATTAAATTTGCTAATTATTATACTATCTATTTTTGTTTGAACTTCATTTTTTTTGGTTGTTAATTGAAACAAAAGATTTCCATTAAATCTAGAAACCTCTTGTCCTTTGTGAATTAATATTAGTGTTGGCAACACATCAACTTTAAATCTTTCTGTTAATTTTTTATTTTCCACAATACAAACCCTATTTGTAATACATTGTTTTAAATCCTTTAAAAAATTACATTGATTTTGTTTATTCCATTCCGCCCAAAATTCAATAACAAATACATCATTTTTTTTGATATAATTATCAAACTCCTTTTCATTAATAAAACTTTGTGCTTGGAGTTGTATTGCCAACAATACTAATATATATTTCAGAAATTTCATTTTAATTCGTAAACTCTACCCTCAATTTTTTCAATCTGCGTTTCTATTTTGTTTAGTTTTTCAGCATTGCTTATAACTGTTTTGCTAATTAATTGTAATTTCAAATCTAATTCCGACCTGCTAATTTCGGATTCAGGCAATCTTTTTGCCACTTCGATTTCATTACTTAAAACATAATATTGGCCGACAAAACTACTTGTTATAACAACAATTGTAATTATTGATTTAAGTGAAAGTGTAAATTTTGATGATTCTGAAACTAACATGACTTTATTTTTTACAAGATTTATCTGCTAATCCTTGACCGATTATAAGGGCAACGCAAACAATAACAAGTGTGTTCATTTTTGTTTCACTTATTCCCATATCTTCGGAAAACATTATTAAAAGCATGGTTACAAAACCATACCAAAATTTTCTTGAGTTAATTATTCTGTTTATTACTTCTTTCATTTTTTAATTTATTTTTAGTTTAATAATTCCATTTTCAATATATACCCCTTTTCTTTGTCTAATCTCTTTTCCGTTAAGGTTGTATAAAGCATTTTTGGTTTTTGAGTTTTTTAGTATTTCTTGTAAACCAATACCGCATGGTAAACCAGTTTCACAATCAATATATTCTATAGTTGTTATTGTGTCAATAGTATTTATAAAAATTGTATCTGTAATAAAAACATCAACATAAATAGTATCACCACCAATATTATACGAATCACATTCTTCAATAGTTGTGGCAATAGCTTCGTTTTCGTCTGAGCCATCAACACAATCAAGCCAACCATCATTAAGATAAAATAAATCATTAAAACCATTAGGTACACAACCAAGAGGAGAATACTGTGTCCAATTGCTTTCATCATCACCACAATAAAAGCCATTTTGTTCAACACATAATTCACAATTTGTTTGACTAAAACCATAACTAAACACTAATAATAACAATAATAACTTTTTCATCTTTTAAAATATTAAATAATTAAATCCAAATTGAAGATTGAATATATCTTTTTCCCAAACTCTTTGAATGTTGTTTTCTATAAAAACACCAAAGTTTTTTTTGTTTCCAATTCTATAACCTAAAACAAAACCACCATCATACTCAAATGAAGAACCACTATATTCAAAAGAATATTCATCTAATCCGTAATGATAGGGCAACGCATTAAACCACGCATGAACCCAAAAATCAGGTTGATATTTATAATAAGAAATTCCCATAACTAATGACAATTCTTTTACTTCATTTAGCTTTGATAATTCTTGTTCGTTAAATTCTTTTATTGCATCACCAAAATAATGTGTAAAAAATTCATCATTACTAGTTGCAAGTAATTCATTATCTTTAAACCAATGCCATCTGCCATTTACAAACTGGCTAGAATAACCAAAATCAGAAGCTAAATCAAAAAATGATGTTTCACCACTAACCCAAAAATCTTGAATTGGTGTTATATGATAAACTGGATGCAACCTAGAACACAAACCAAAACTAAAATCAAAAAAGTTTTTGTTTATTCTGTATCTCAAGTCAATTGAACTATATTTTAAATTTAATCTTTCATTATCTCTATATTCAATTTTTGAAACAAAATTATTTGTCAAATATCTAACCCAATACTTTTGAGAATTAAATGTTTCATTACGATTCCGTACAAAAGAATAATTAAACAAATACTCAAACCCACTATTATTATTCCCAATTGTAGTGAAGTCAGAAACGGATTCTTCATTTCCATAATACCATGTTTTTAATTTTTGTTCATAATCCATTCTAGCTACCTTTCGCAAACCTAAATTTATTTGAAAATCAAATGGTGAAATTTGAGTTGTTTCTTCGTAGCCTTTTGAAATTGCAATATAATTTTGTTCTTCAACCATTGAACTTTGCAGGTTCATTGTGGCGTAAAAAGTTGAATATTTAAAAAAGTTGTTTTGTGACCAAGCTATTGAACAACCTAAAACTATTAACAAAATTATTATATATATATATGTACTTATATCTTTTTTCATTTTATTCACTATCAATTCTATATGTTAAATAAACAGTTAAAGCAAATTCATCACTTTCAAAATCACCGCTTGAATATAAATTTATTCCATCCCCTGAAATAGTGTCATTCATAATTTGTCCAGTGTCACCAGTCATGTTCCATGTTGAGTTGCTTCTAACTCTATAATTAAAACTCCTTATAGCATCCCAAAACCTACCTGCGGTTGAAGTTGTGCCATGACCACAATATAAATATTTGTCATTTCCTTCATCATCAGAACTGTAACCACTAGTAATAATTAATAAATTAACTGGAATCATAACCATTCCAGTAACTCCAGTAACTAATGTAATAGGATTTGTGTTTAATGTTTTATAATCTGCGTTTGCAATTGTTGTTTTTTTAGTTATTGTTCCACCTCTAACATAATAATTTAAAAATTCTTCTTGATACATAATAAAAGAACCTAAAGGTGAACTAATTGCAGTGGTATTAATTGAAATTGATGTGTCAGAAGATTTTACGTCTGCAGTTACAACAATATCTGTTGCAGCACCAGTTATTGGATTTACTATAACTAATCTGTCATTTTTTTTTATTACATCATTTCCAATGGCATTTATCCCAATTGCGGTTGTTGTAGCATTTACAATGTTTGCAGTGGTTTCTGTGATGCAAATTCTTTGTTGTAAATTTCTAATCCCCTCTCTTGAAATATTTACATTGTGTTGATTAAACATAAATCCTTTGGCACTTGCAACTTTTCTTTTTGCAACATTTATATTTTTCCCCCCTTGTAAATTTAATTTTCCTATTTTCATTTTAAAAATATGGTGATGTTATAATATTTGGGTTTTCTAAAAACCATTCTTCATTAGTATTTGCAAAACTTGTGTTTGTTATGTTTGCAGTTGTGTTTGTTGAAAATTGTTCAATTGTCATTTTCCACGAATCCGTTGCTGCGGTGTAAGTTCCACCAATAGGAAAAAACCCTTGAACATCTGCACTTTCACCATTGTTTAATTTCATGTCAGTCTTTAAACTATTTGCAAAAGTAATAGATTCATCTGCATTATTATTTTCAAAAGATATATTGTATTTATAACAAGGAACACACCTTTTTTTAATTATTTCTCTAGACAATAATTCATTTAATGTTAAAAATGTTCCATCTTGTTGCGTTCGCCATCTTCTATTATTAGCTACTTTAGTTGTTGGCGGTGTTGTTGTTGGATTTGATGTTGCAGGGGCAACAATTTTAATTCCACTTAGATATAAAACTGGTCCTTCATTAATACTATCTAACACGCCATCAGTATTTGTCACATAAGGGGGTGGGTCGCCAATGTAAAATTCAGGCTCTATTTTCATATCACATGCGGCAGTATTATTTGAATTTGTCATTTGACCAATAGAGGTTGAAAAATAATTTCCAGTTTGACTTCCTGATAACAAAGAGGTCACTCTAAAATCTGTAAATTCAATAGCAGGACTCCCAGTAAAGGTAATAGCACTTCCAATACTAGCAAGAAAAGCATCATCAAATATATCAGCATCATTCCAATCAAAAATTTTTATACGCATTCGTTTTAATGTTTCTATTGATGACCCATCAAAACTTGTTGGAAGTGAATCGCTAATAAAACTAAAAGGAACTGAAAATTGATTTATTCCAGTTAAAATTGGCACATCTTCTGCATAAACTTTTATTCTTGATGTGTTTGCGGTCGCCCAATTACATGTTCCATTTCCCCCATTTCCAAAATCTCCGTTTAAATGCAATTTAACTTCATCATCACCTAAATCAACTGGTGGATTTTGATATTGTGCCTCATACCAATCTTCACCAGTTTTATTTGATGTAATAAAACGAATTTGTAATTCTCCTTTTACAGTGAAACTTGGTTGAAATCCTGCTGCTATTAAACTATCAAATAAAGACCCTATTGGAGTTCCTGAGTTAATAGTCATATTATAACCAAAATTCATTGTGCCAGTAATAAGAATGCAATCTTGGTCTGATGTCACTGGAATAAATAACCCCTGATTATTATCATCAGGAGAAACAGTATAAGGCATTCCATCTGGAAAATATGGTGACGCTAAATCTGCACCACTAGCAACACTTGTATTTAAAAAATATTGATAACCTGATGTGGAAGTATCTCTTGAAGTTCCAAATTCATGCCAAATATCGGTCGTTCCTGCACTCGGACTATTCCAATTATAAGAAAACAAATCGTGATTATATACATTTTTAACTAATCTTAAAGGTGCAAGAAAAGTTATTTTATTTCCTTTAAATTTTGGATGGTCTGCATCACCAATGGTTTTAACTATTGTTGGAGTGTAATTTACTGATGTGTTTGGAACACTATATTCAGCAAAATTTAAAGCGGTGTTTCCTGAATCGTAGGCTTGATTTTTAAAAACTCTGCAAGTATCTAAAATAGAGGGTCCATCCTCAAAAAACAAAATATTTCTTGAAAACAACCACCATGTACAACCTATATCTTCATTCCATAATGAACTTAAAAAAAACTGAGAACCCCAAAGCGTACAAATTTGTTCTAATATTTCATAATATGTAAAATAAATGCCATCTTTTTTTACAAATGCTGCTTCATTTAACATACACAATTTCATTGGATTGTATGTGTTTTGCCATGTTGAATCAGTAATTGAACCCATGTTTTCCGCATATCTATCAGGTGTGTTTCTTATTGTAATAACACTTGTTCCACCTGAACTAGGAAATAATGTTGAATAATAAAGAGTTTGCGAAATACATTCTTGAATCAAATATAATACAGTAAGCCACGTTCCTCCAGTTTGTGGTACATATTTTTTTTCTTTTAATTTTGCAATTCCATCAGTTGCTTTTATTCTAATTTGAATTGGGTAAGGTGCATCTTCAATTTCCACTGTGTCATCTATTATATCTCCTGCCCAAAAGTTACGCCACGCAGTATTGCCAGAATCATATTGTTGAACAATAACAAACAATTTGTTTTCATTGTTTGCCAATAAATCTGCATAAATATTTCCAGTGGTTGGGTCGCCTGATGATGTTGGTGCTTCAGTTATTACAAAATCAAATTGTAATGATGATGCTTTAATAGATTCATAAACAGAACTAGTTTCTCCCTCATAAGTTAATTGGAAACCTTCTGGTCCTGAAAGAAACGGAATTGTTGTTCCTGAATAATCTACATGATATAGATTCATTCTATACCTAGAACCATTATTGCTATAAAACTCACATTGATATTTAATTCCTGCCATTTATGATAATCTATTAATTGTGTTTGTTTGTCTTGTGTTAGATAAAAATATTGAGCTTCCATCTATATAACCATTAACTGTCATATTATTATTTTGTTGACCACCAAATAAATTTGTTCCTGCAACTATTGAATCATTTGGATTTAACGAAAATGAGCCTTCAGGTCCAGTAATAAATCTTCCTGCACTTGGTCCAAAAGCTATATCATTTACTTGTTGACTTCCACTACTACCACCGCCAAATATACCTGAGAATAAACCCCCTAAAAGACCACCACCACCACCGCTTGTTGCACCCCCTAAACCCATTGATTGCAATATTCCATTTAACAATGCAGTTTCAATTGTAACTTTAATAATTTGTTTTAATAATGAATTAAACACTTCTTTCATTGATTCACCAAAATTTTTTCCATCTATTATAGCATCAGCAAACGCATCACCAATTCCAGAAGATATTTGTTGTGCAATTTGGTTTTGCATTTCAATAAGTTGGCCTCCTGCTTCATTAACAATTACCATGACTTGACCCAAAGATTCTCTGATTGCATCATCATCTAAAAAAGGGTACATTTTTTTCATTTCGTCAAATTCTGATTCTTTTTCTTTACCGAATTGTAATTCAGGAATAATAAATTCCTCATCATTTAAGGCATTTAGAGATGATTGTATTTTTTCAGGGTCAAGAAAAGGGTACATTTTTTGTAATTCCTCTTGAGATGTTTTAATATCTAAAGGGTCACCGCTAGGACCATCAGGCGTAACATCAAAAGTAGGTTTGTATTTATCTAATTCTTTTTGAAAATCTTTCGCCAATTCTTCTGTGCTTTTTGGGTCAACAGTTGGTGCGTTCATCTTATATTCCTTATCTTCAATGTCTTTAGTCACATCATCCATTGCTTTTTTTGCATCTTTATACAAAGTTTTAAAACCAAAACCTTTTCCAAAATCTAAAACGTTTTTTAAACCTTTTTCAAGTTCTTTCGCAGCTTTTCCAAATTGACCAGTTGATAAATTTTTAAGAGCTTTTATAAGATTACCAACCAACCCAAATATTTGACCAATTCTTTCTCCTAATTTTTCAACAATTAGTTTTATAAAACCGAATACATACATCCACCCTTTAGCACCTGCGGTTAATTTTTTGATTGTTCGCCCTTGTTCATCTATGGCTTCAGTGGTTTTATTTATTTGCGTCATAGCAATTCCCATAGCTATTGCAACCGCCATCAATGCAGGGTTTGCCATTAACAAAACAAAAGCGTTTCTTAATAAGCCTACCGCTTTAATTGCACTTCCAATTCCGCTAGTTAACAAAGAAACCCCCATTAAAATTGGACCTGAAGCCGCTAAAGCAACACCTAAAAAACCAAAAACTTTTTGTGTGTCTTTATCTAAATCTTTAAATTTATTTGAAAGTTTTGAAAGTAATTCAGAAAATGTTTCTGCAATTGGAATTAAAACCACCCCAAAATCCATCATGGCTAATTTTAAATCATTAAATGCTTTTTTCATTCTGAAACCAGTTGTTTCTGAAACTGTTTCAAAACCTGCATTTACCATTCCTGATGAATTTTCTAATTCATCTAATATATTAATGTAATCTCCAGTTTGATTTCCTAAAACATTTAAAACACCTTTTAAAGATTGTGATTTACTAAAAAACTCTGATAACTCAACACCATTTGATGCAAATTTTTCTTTTAAATGAAGTAAGGTTTTTTGCAACCCTTGTTCACTTAACATTTCCCTTAAACTTCCATAGGTCATGTTAATTTTAGATAATGCCTTTTCCCCCTTGTCCGTTTCTTTTGTAAATGCCATTAACACCCCAGAAACACCAACTGTTGCAGAAGTTGCATCACCAGTTGTTCTTGTGTAAGTTGAAATAAACGCCCCTAATTCTTGAAACGAAACCCCTAATGAAGCCGCAAAACCTGCTTCTTTTCCTAAAACATTTGCTAATTCAGATGATTCAAACATACCAGTTTTCACCATTTTTCCAAATACATCTAAAGATTCTGCCGCTGATAAAACATCTTCGCCATACGCATTTTGAGCTGCACCTGCCACTTTTGCAAGGTCTGTTTGTTCACCTAAACCAATTGCAACACCTTTTGAAACCGCTTCTAAAGTTTCCATTGCGTTTGCACCTTTTAACCCTGCAGATGTTAAAAAGAACAATCCTTCCGCTAAATCGTTTGGAGATTGTGCAACCTCTCCTGATAATTCTAAAACTGATTCTTTAAATTTTTCTATTTGACCTTCACTAACTCCAACTAAAGTGTTTAATTTAGTCATTGAAGTATCAAAATCCGCCACCATTTTAACCGCTGCACCACCTGCAATGGCAAAAGGAATACTAAAATTTGTTGTAATTGAACGACCTAATTTTTTTGTCTGTCTGCTAAATTTGTTTAGACTTTTTGACATTCGGTCCAAACCACTTTGAAACGCTTTTGTGTCGGCTTTAAAAAATATAGAAACGTGTTTAGCTAAAGTCATTTTTTATTCTGTGATTTATAAAGTATATAATCTATTTTATCTCTTTCGTTTTTTTGGTTTTCTTTTTTCTCCCAATCAAACTTTATTAGTTTTTGTAAACTAACTTGTTCACTTCGTTTTCTTTGACTATTAATTAAACAAACAGTTTGGAATCTCATTCGTTCCCATTGTTGGCGTTCTTGTTGGTCTATAAAGGAAAAAAAACCATCACATTTTAATTGAAAAGATTTTGGGGTCATATCCCAAAAATCATCTTCTTTCATATTAAGTTTCCCCAATGCTATTTCTAAAAGGGATTCAAAGGTTTGGGGGTCTTTTACTTTACCCCCTTCACCTTTTTTTCCTCTTTTCCTTTGCTCATTGATTGCGTAAACAATTCCATTGTTTGAGTCATAACCTCTTGGTCATCATCTAACCAATCCGCAACATCATCAGTTGTATAATTAAATTCAACTTTTGATTTTCTTGCACCATGTTTTAAAGCACAATACACCATGTTAATTGCAGTTGATAAAGGCATATTTA